CTATATGTCTCTAGGACGTCGTTTATAAATAGGTGCTTACATTCATAATACGTTAGCATCTTTTTAGTAGGTACAAAATCTAAAATTTTACGTTCAAAATCTTTTCTAAGGTCTGTAGATTCTTTTACCAGTTCTTTTATTTTAGGGTGAGAGCCGTAATACTCTTTCCAATCTGATTCTGTTATTACTTTTTGTTTGAGAGGAACTCGTCCTCCTATACCCTTAGCTTTTCTCTCTTGTCGAAGTTCTTCAAGAGCTCTTTTGCCAAGTCTTTTATTTCGTTCAAAGCGTAGGACTTTTTTACCTATATACTTTAGGCCGGTAGGTTTGTGATATACCTCATATATAAATCCATATGTGCCTTCAGGGAAGTCAGATATATCATTGAAGATCCTACCCTGGAAAGTCCAGGATGGGTAAGTCATGTTCATATGTTTCGTTTTGGTCGCTAGAGCTTAGATTTTAGCTCATCTATTTGTGACTGCTGTTCTTTTACAGCTTGTATCAATAACGCGACAATTTTCTCATAACGTACAGCTTTATAGCCATTATCTCTTGTTGCTACTACTTCTGGCAGCACTTTTTCGATTTCTTGAGCAATAACACCAACATCGTGACCGCTATGCTCAGAATTACTATTCCAATCAAACTCATATCCTCCTATTTGATTTATTTTATTTAGTGCACTATTAATAGGTGTTACATTATCTTTTAATCTTTCGTCTGAAGAAAAGAATGCTGTAATATCACCACCTGCAGTTATTGCGCCTAATGTTGCAATCGAACCACTTATATCAATCGTACCACTACCTGAAATACTATTACCATTAAGTTCTAAAGTACCTCCTAACTGTGGGGTTGTATCTTCTACAACGTTTGCAAGTCCTCCGCCGCCTCCTGCTCCAAATCCTGCCGCTGCAGCTGATGCTGAAGTTAGTAATGAAGTAAATGCACTACCTGAGTAAAACTGTATAGTGTTTTCTGTGGTGTTATAAATTACGTCTCCATCCGTACTAACATGTGATCCAAGTGATTCAGAACTAAATAAATGCATTCTTAGCGAAGCATCTTTTATTTGTACATGGTTAGATGAACTTAGTATAAGACCACTATCACCAATTAATATAGGAGTACCTGCACCGTTTCTAGCAGTAAATCCATCTGCAGTAATTGATCCACTTATACTTACTGAGCCAGTAAAAATATGTGTGTCGTCAACTGAATTACCAAATTGAGTTGAACCGGATTCAAAAATAACTGATGAACTTACAAACTCGGTATTGTATTGTTGAGCAGTAAGTGTACCTGTTACTGTTAGGTTCCCATTTAATGTGTCAGTAGTATTTTTTAAATAAGAAGATTGTATTGATTCAGAAGTAGCTAACTCAACCCAACTACCAGCATGTGAAAACCATGCTTTACCTTCTGCATGTGTATGTGCAAACATACCGTGATATGTTACTGCAGATGGAAGTGATGCTGTGTTATCGAAGTGAAATCTAATTTTATTTTCTCTACCAGATACTTCTATACTACCTGTCTGTGTGATATCACCAGTTAAGGTTACATACCCTACTCCGTTAATATTGATAGAACCACTATGATTAAAATTACCTCTTAACAAAGTACCTCCATTACGTACTGTGTTACCAGTTTGTAGAGTGTTCCCTGACTGAGTTATTTCTCCTGTGAGGGTGTAGTCACCGGTTTGATTAGTGTTACCAGTTTGATTAGTGTTACCAGTTATTAGTATATCACCAGACTGTGTTGTAGGACCTGTTACTTCTAATCTACCGGTTACATCTACACTACCTGTAAATGCATGATTGTCTCCAGTATCATCGCCAAACTTAGTTGAACCTGATTTATAAATGTATGAAGTTGCTACTTTTTCAGTAATAAACTCTTCTGCAGTTACTGTACCGTCTACTATAAGATTTTCAGTAATACGTTGCGATCCAGAAACTATAATACCTGTACCACCAGAACCTGTCATTAGAGCTCTAACCATTAGTGAACCAGTTAATCTTAATTCACTAGTGTGGTAGTCGTAAACAAAAGCAGCAGAAGCAGTATGAACTGCATCAGCTCCTGATATGGCATTTCCTCCTTTTACCTGTACATATCCGTCTCTACCTACTGCAGGGTCAATAGGAAATGAAATTGACGACGTAACAGCGTAAGGTCTATATAGTAAAAGAGCAGAACCTTCTACAGAAGCAGAATGAAAATACGATCTAAAATTTTCATCTAATTCACCATGAGTAAGAGGAGCTCCTTTTATATTTCTAAAAGTAATTGCCATTATCCTTTATTCTTTAATTCTTCTATTTGTGCTTTTAACTCATTTATTTGAGCTTGTTGATCTTTAATAGCTTCAATAAATACACCCGCTATAGAAGAGTAGTTAACATTAAGATAGCCGTTTTTATCTTCTGAAACAACTTCTGGAATAGATTTTTGTATTTCTTGAGCGATAACTCCTACTTCTTTTTTACCGTTATGTCGGTCAAAAGTAACACCTCTTGAACTTAAAATTCTGTTAAGTCCATTTTCTATAGTTTCAATATTACTTTTTAACCTTTCATCAGATGATTGAAATACTGCTGCGGATGTTCGAATACTACCGGATACTTCAAGGTTGTATGTTAGAGGTAAATCTCTTACTTCATCTATATTTATTCCTACATGTACATTTGGATTATCGTCTTCTGCAGATGCACTTACTATTAACCCAGCTTTAGTGGTTAGTGAAGTACTACCGGAATAAAAAGGAATTCTTCTATCTCTAGCTGGTGATATTCCTTTGATAAGTGAAAAAGATTGAGCTGGTTGTTGGATAGGTACGTTTGCACTACCTGTATAATGTAGGTAGACTGTTGCACCATCTTGACTAACTGAGCTTGAATAGAAATATGAACCAAAATTTTGATCCATTTGCCCATATGAAAGAGGTTTATCTAAATTTGCTCTAAACGTTATTGCCATTATATATCTAATTTTACGACAAATGTCATGTCACTGTTTTGACTTTTTGGTACTGGTACTCCTGTTTTTGCTACTGCTACTAACTCATTATTATCGTTATACAATCCAATGGTTGTAACATAAGGTGTAAATGAACTACCGGTTACATTATTTAACAACTGACCATCAGAACCTGTTTGAGCTGATGGATTAAAAGTAAAGTTCATTTCTGAATCATTTACCTTACAGTGTACATTATATGTATAAATAGGTTGGGTAGATTTCCAGCGTAAACTAGGTTTTAAATAAGTTGAATAATATTGAGCAATTTCTTGTTCACTCATTATCGTTTGTCCATGAGTATAAACAGAATCACCTATTATTTTTTCATCTACTGTATATACTAATTTAGAACCTGAAAAAATTAAGGAACCTTCTCCGTTGTCTATTATAGTAGTGCTTTGCTGGTCGTGGTCAATATCTATATACTGACCTGGTGTTCCTGCTACAGATTCAGTGACATAAAAACTTTCACTTACAATGTAGTCTTCTGAGTCAATACCTTTTCCTCCGTAAACTGTTTCAAAAGTAGCTACATATTCATTATCTCCATGTATATGGTGTGCTACAAAATTATCTTCAACGTAATTGTTACTACTTGTTTGTTCAGGAAATAATACAAAAGTTTCAGGAGATATACCTACATCTATTTTTTTTCTAGGTATCGACAGTACAGTTGCTTGTTCTCTTAATACTCTTGAACCGCTTTCATTTAATGATGTTTGAAGAAAAAGTTCTCTTGATCCCGAGAATTGACTTTCACCGTAAGTATCTGCGTAGTAAAGTTGGTTAATACTATTCCAAACAAGTTGAGCCGATCTACCGTCGTATATATCATTTGGATAATCTCTCCAAAAAGAACTTGAAAACGCTCTAATAAAGTCAATATCGTATTCGTCTAACGTCCTACTATTAGCAGTCCACTGCTTTTTAGCGGTATAGTCCGATATAAATACGTCTTGACGGTTTAGTTTTTTGTAAGCGCTCATTCATTAATAGTCAAGCTTGATTCTGATTAGAGCTTCTTTTGTAAAGTCTTTAATAAGAGGTTTAGAAAGTTTAGCTACAGCAAGTAAATCGTTATTGTCGTTATACAAACCAACGGTAGTAATAAACGATTGTGGAGTGTCAATCATTACATTGTGACGAATCTCTCCTGAACCTGAAGTTAGAGAAGGGTTAGTTGAATAGTTAAATTCACTATTACGAGCTCTAACAAATACAAAATTAGATGAAATCGTTTCTTCTGCTTGTATTCTAAAATGACTACCAGAATCTATTGCGTTATAGAATCTACGTGTGTTAAATCCTACGGTATTGGCATTTCTATTTGTGTTAATTTCAATACCACCTGAACCTGAAGGAGCATCTAGTGCACTACCGTTAAGTAGTATTACACCTACATCGGGTAAAAGTTTACCATATGAACCTGAAGCATTTGAATATCCATTTACGTTTTGAGAGTCGTTTTTTCCATCGTTTATTGAACCGGAAATAAGTTCATAAACTCTACCGGCATCTGTAAAACGTGTAGTAGTTGAATACTTACTATCATCGATTAATTCTAAATACTTAGTACTACCTGATTTAGCTAACTTAAGTTCCAGTGTACCAGGAAGTAATTTTTCTTTATATCTTGCTCTATCAATTGATATGACGTAAAAGTAATCAGATGTCACATCACCAAACGTAAACTGTGCATCTTCATCTCCTTGTATTAGGTTTCTATACTGTCCGTAAACAGTTGAAGATGGTGACTTTCCAGATACATTGGTATTATAATCTAACGTACCTTTTCCGTCTTTGTCTGCATATGCAATGGCAAATTGTATCCTTGCACCATCTAATTCAGAACCTGTTTGATATAAGTTATAATAGTAATCGGCAGAAGTACCACCTACTTGTGTTGACGACGTGAAAAAGTTATTTAGAGTTACTTGATCTCCAGACCAAACTGGTGAGGTGATTGACTCAGCACTTACTACAACGTCTTCTGTATCAAATCTTTTGTATGACATAATTAGTTAGTTTTAGTAATTGTTACTGGTATGGTCAATCTAGCTCCTGATCCTCTACCTATTATTGTAATTGTTGTTTGTAGTGTGTTTCTACTCCCAAACAAAGTATTTACGGCTGTTGCAGTTAAGTTAATTGAAGTACCAATTACTGTTTTGGAAACATTGGTACCTAGTGTGGTTGTAGAATTTAAAGCTTCTGCTTCATCTGTGTTAACACCTACACCGTTAAATGAATTTAATGTTCTCACATCAGCTATTGTTGCTGTGTATCCTTCTGCTTCAAAAATAGATGTTGCTCCTAAGTAGTTAAGTGTTTGAGGGGTAATGGCTACTGAAGCACCTTGTTTAAGTGTTATGGAAGAAAAACCTAAATCTAGTACAGGTAGTTTTGACGTACCTCTAGGTAAAGTAGTCAACTTATACTTCATAATTTGATTTTCGTCTGAAAATGCTTCTAGAAGAGGTAAGCCTTCAATTGCCTCACCGTAGAGTGCAGAACCTGAGGGATGTGTTGGATTGTATAAGGTGTAATCAATCTCATCATCTGATAATGCAAATTGAGTAATTTTAAAAGAACCGTCCCCTCTAGCTAACAGCTCTCTACCTTTTTTGGTTAAGATCGCATCTACTGTTACGACCGAATTATCTAAGTATCCCATTTTAGTTTAAATGTTTATTATAAATATCTATTAATTATTATTTTATGTTACAGCTGAGACTTGTCCCACTTCGTCGGTTAAAAATACATTATTTTTATCTGTTGAATATACTTTTTTACCAGCTACTCTTATAAACCTTCCTCTTTGAACTTCATACAAATAACTACCTACTGCAGGGAATGTTTGTTCTTTTATATTGGGGTACGTACCAACTACTTTAGGTGGAAAGTAAACCGTAGTTAGTGTTCTGTCCGATAACTGAATATTTTTGATAGTGCTATCATCTGAATCATCTGGATGTAGTGATGCTTCAAATTCTCTAAAAGTTAACGCAGGATCATCTCCCACAATACTACCGCTTGTAAGTTTACTACCGTCGTACCTACCATTTTTCAACCCAGCTTTAGTGTAAGTACAGTTTTGTATTTGAGCTTTTTGTGCTACCCCTCCTATTAGTGCATCAAGATTAGTAGGAGTTGCGGCATCAGCAGATCTATCAACTACTTGTGCTACAGCGTTTAATTTATTATTGTTTGCATTATTAATAATTGGATTAAACTCACTATTTTGAAAACCACCCTGTATAAAAGGAACAAAAATGAAACTTGAGTCTTGAAACAAGTATATATCTTGGACTGCAGGGGTCCCTATGCCGACTGTTCTATCTATTGGAGGTAGTGTGTTTACGCTAGTTGGTAAAAGTCTTAAGTAAAAGTAACCGTCTCTTTTTTGTCTTTCTATAATAGGTATTTTTATAACTCCTTCAGTAAATTGGAATCTTAACTCTTTTGTTTCCTTTAAAGCATTTTGTAAAACTGTGCCATTTTCATCCTCAAAAGGAAGTGTAATACCAACTATGTCATACGGTAATTCAGGTGTGTTGTTAGAACCGGATACACTACTACTAATTAAAAGATTAGCGTTGGTGGCTCCTCCATACCCTCTAGGATCAGCGTTAATAAATTCTAGTTCTGTCATTTTTTATTAATATATGTATCCTCCTGTAAAGTTAGCATAATATGTATCACCGTAAGCTTGTTGTAACGCAAACGTTACGTTTAATGTATTTTCTGTCGATACTAAACTACCTGAACCGTTTGCTTGTGTATACCATCCTACAAATGTCTGTGGGTATACTGGTGTAGCTTCAACTGTAAAGAACGAGTATACGTCGTGGTTGTTGGTATATGTTAAACTTCCACTTGTAGCTGTTTGTGATGATGGGTATGTAACTTGAACAAATCCTCCATCTGGTTCTCCATAAACTGTATAAAATTCTCCTAAATACGTTACACCTAATGTAATATTACACGATGGTGGTACTGGTAATGATTTATTAAATACAGTTAAGTCAAAATCAATAAACGGTTGATTAATCTGTTTATAAATATTTAACGGATTTAACTCTCCTGTGGTTATAGTTATATGACTACCAGAAAACTCACCTGTAAGTCTTGGTTTTTCATCAGTAACATTAAGTGGTATAACTCCTATAGGGGAGACAACAGAAGCACTGTAGTTTGTAGAGTACTCATGGGGTTTGTAGTTTCCAAAAGCTCCTGCATTTGAAGATGTTATTTCAGCAACCGGTATACTACCCGTATAAATTTTATTTTCCCAACTTACAGATACATTTGGACCTTTACTTCTACTTAGTACATCAGGTTTAATAACTACCCCTACGTTTACATTTGCTCTTGCAGGAATTAAGTTTTTAATTATTCTGAAAATACTATTATC